AGGGATTCCTGCTTCGCGGCCATCGCTAACGCAATAGCTCCACAGGCGTTTTGATTCTCCGTGCTCTTCACGGCGAATAAATCTAATCATCAATCTAATATCTTCGTGGCATCGACACTCATGCCGGTACCTACTGCGCGCCAAAACCGCTCAACCGCGTCAACCAAGGCGGCATGCTCCAACAGACTCATGCTATCTAATTTTGCGACCAGCTCAGTGCGACGAGTGTCATCAAACAGGCATTCTGCTTCGTTTGCATCCTGGAGATTCCACAAAATGCCCTCTAGTGTATGAGGCTCAAATATCGTGCCGTTCGATATTGTTGCAATTGCGGTGAGTTCATCATCAGTCAGCCGCCCGCGCAAATTATGTCGGGCACGATCCAGCATTGCAAAATAGCGAGATAAACTTTCCCGTATGGCCTCGCTAAGATTTTCGTCACGCTGGCGCAGTGTTGGTAACAACTGCTGTGGTATCCAAAAGGCTACTTTTTCTCGATTTGATTTGGTCATTGGTTTCTCCGTGTCGGAATTGTGCCGGGATAGGCTCCCGGCGGGCCTTGGAATTATTAGTTGGCAACGGCTTCGATTTCGTCATCGCGTCGGCGCTGTAGATGGCTATCCAGTCCATCAATAATGTCCGCCTCGCCAACCGCGTCGTTGCGTATTTTGTCGGAAATAGCTTCTAATTCATCATCGGCGGTCGTAGCGGTTATGCCAAGATCGGCATTGGTTTCACCCTGGAGCCAGTCCGACGCATCCCAAACCTTTATAGCGTCCGATTCATCGCACCAAGACTCGATAGCTGCCTCAATTTCGTTCTCGGCTGTCTGTGCATCATCGGTAAGTGTGCCGACATGATTGCTACCATCCCATACCTCTTCAAAACCCTCTTGCACACGTGCCAATAATGGTTTTATCTCCTCTGCGAGGGCGACATATGATGTGCCGTAAATAGCATACGGGAGATGATAGCGGCGGACAATGCCATGCCATACATACATCGGCACCGCGTTTCCAATCTCGGAATTGCTGCTAGCCGACACCACGCCGTCACACGGATCGAACTCAATATAGCAGGATTGCGGGTTGATCTGGCCTGAGTAGTGAGTGTAGAGATCGAGATTGCTGTCAAGCGGTTTGATTGTGATCGCTGGATCGATGATATACATAAGTCGTCTCCTCGTGCGCGCCGGGTATGTGACTCCGGGCTTACCGCGTGAGTGGTGATTACAGTATGATTATACCCCATGTCAGACAGTAAGTCAATCCCCTATTTCAAACTATTTTACGCTCAAACCAAAAAAAAGTTTGCGAAAATGCGGCAAAAATATCCTCTCCCAGCCCATATACTATGGGGCTGAATTATCACTAACTTGTCAGCCTGATTCTCTTCTCCTTTCGTTGGCCCCTGGTCTCATCCACCGGGGGCTGTTTTTGCGATGGGGAGCAGACATCGTGATATATTTCACAAACTATATAGGCGTGACGTTGCTTCCGAGGGACTTGTAGCCAACCAAGCGGTTGGTAGGTGCGTGGACACGGAAATAGGGCGGTCGGACTAATAACCGGCTGGAGAATGTAATGGCGTGACTCTCAAACTGCCATTGACGGTATTCCTGCACTAACGCTACGCTGCAAATACAGACCTACCCTAATGGTAGTAAGTCCCTCATTGAGACGTGAAAAAATGATTGTGAAAAAATGCACAGATACCTTAGATACAGCCTATCGCCTGCTCAATCCCGACAAAGCGCGAGACAGAGATATACGAGCAGCACGGCTGCAGGATGAGCGCAGAGCAGGTAGGCGTGGGCATTCTAAGAGGATTAGGGTAGCGAGATGAGCGCGAAAGCTCAGAACAGCACGAAAGCAGTTAAGAAAAAGCCGCGGGGCAGGCCATTCCCCAAGGGTGTTTCAGGTAATCCTGGAGGTAGGCCGTGCATGCCCGAAGAGTTACGCAAGATGGCGCAGGCTAAAGCTCCCGACGCTCTCAAGATTGCGCTTGAGCTTATGGACTCTGCCGACAGTGATACAGTGAGGCTCGCGGCAGCGCGTGAGGTGATGGATAGAGGCTACGGTAAGCCGACGCAACCAACGGAGCTTACTGGCACGCTAGATGTGACGGCGATGACAGCCGAGCAGCGGCAGGCGCGACTTGACGAACTTATGCGTAAGGCACTAGATAGCTAGGCTGTAACCGCGATTTGGCGCGCTCTGCTTGCTCATACACCGCGAGTCAGTGCAAAAACGTATAAGTTATCGTCTCACGCTCAGTAAGTCTATAATCGTTTTTAAGTGGCCTAGGATTCGATTCTGAGCGTTTTGTGTGTGAAAATCTATGAGTATTGACATAACCCGCCTGTCGGAACGCGAGCAGGTCGAACTCCTGAAATTGGCCGAGCTACAGTATGCCGCGCGGTCGCCGTTTGATACGCAGTGGGACTTTTTGGCGCAGGCAGTTTTTACGCGCGATGAGGCAGCAGGTGAGGTTAAGCAGTTTCCGAGCGGTGATGATTTCGCGTATCTTAAATACCTGACTGAGCAGAGGGTATTACACCGGGTTAGAGCTTACGAGAAATCCCGCCGTATGATGATTACCTGGTGGCTGGTTGCGCTGTATCTCTATGAGCTGATGACGCAGCCTAACGAGCTGGCGGCAGTTGCGAGTGATAAACTCGGCAAGAGTGCGTATTTGTTGGGCCAGGATCGCATGCAGTTCATCTATAGTCATATTCCTGCTGATGTCTGGCCCAACAAACCTGAGGTTGTTTTCGAGGGTAAAGAAGGCATGGGGTGGAAGATCGCCCAGTGTCCAGCGAATGGCTCTGCTATTATGGCGATGGCGTCTGGTGAGTCCCAGATGCAGCAGTATACGTTTAGCCAGGTGCTGATGGACGAGTTCCCACGATGGAAACAGCAGGAGGAATGCTGGCGCAACATCCAGCCGACGATACAGGGCGGCGGTCGCTGCGATATTGTATGCACCGCTGAGCTTGGCGTGTTTGCATATGATTTGCTTTACGATGAGGTGGAATAGGAGGTGAGCGTTATTGGGACGCAGGCGACGATTGAGTAATTTGACTGCTGATAGACCGTATAACCAGTTATCACAATGTGGGAATAAGTTTCGCCACAAAAACAGAGAGGCTGCATTGCTAGAGTCTGTGAGGCTAGAATCGGAAAATCCTGGAGAGAAGTTTGATCCATACCGATGTCCGCATTGTAATTATTACCATGTGGGCCATACAACCAAGAGATTAACTAACAAGGCAGTATATGGGTTACTGTCTGAAATTAGAAAAACAGGATGGTGAGCGAAATGTTTGGACGAGAAACAAAGACGTCTGATGTGATGTTGAGCATGGAGCAGCGCATCACAAACCTTGAGGCCGACGTGTATCGAGTCGCGACCCAACAGGAAATCAAAGATTATTGCCCGAATCATTCTGCGTTTTTAAGTTCACCCAGAATTGTCTGTGGCAAGCACGCAGAGACGTTAGCTAAACGCTTGGACTCCCGTATTGAAGCCCTGGAACAGCCACCGGTTGCTCCTTGCGTTGACCGCAACGGCACGCAGATAGAGATTGGGGCGACACTTGTTGGGGGCTATCAGGTAGTTGGTTATCGTGATGGCGGTTTCGATGTAACACTGATGGACTCAGACAGTCCAGCCAAGAGTATATATTATCTTCCGATCAGCCAAGCAGTGCTTGAGAGCGTGCCGAAGAAGGGGTGAGCAATGAAGATACTCAACAGCAGGTTCTTCGAGTGGGATGGCCCACAGGCTATATCTCGAATCAACGACTGGCTGGATGGCAGACCTTCGACATTCGATGTTATCTATGAGGGTAACGCCATGACGATGATTGTCGTGCACGCCACTGATGGCGAAGTTCAAGCATCTGATGTGGGTGGCGGAAGTGACTTCGTGCTTGTAGAGGATAGTGCGCGGTGATGAAATACGATTGGGCTGTGAAACATCGGAAAGAATTGGTGGGCGATGAAATCTGTGTGTTGCGATAGGAATGGTGCAAAATTGTATGTGGGTGATGAGGTGATATGTCATATATTCAGCGATAGACCACTAACCGAATGCATTTACACCGTTGCCGACACCTATCCATTTACGTGGCTGGCGAGAAGTGGGCGAAGTATATCACCTGATCCTCGCGAAGTAGTGTTGTATAAACGAACAGTTTCATGATTGGCATTGACGAGCGTGACACCAAATCTGGCATCCATATATTCAGGGTGCATTATACCGCTAATCCATCCAAACGTAGCGAAGAGTGGCAAAACGAGGCCGCACGCGGTATGCCCGGTGGGAAAAAAGGGCGAGCATGGAAGCGCGAGATGTGCATAGACTGGACTGTAGCCACCGGCATCGGCGTCTACTCTGATGAGTTTACCCGCGAATGGCACGTTGCTAAAGACACTCTCGAAGCATATGCAGGCCAGATGTATCGAGGCTGGGATTTAGGCCCAACCCACGTATTCCCCGCTTGCGTGGTAGCACAGCGCGATATGATGCGCTTGAACGTGCTATCAGAGATTGTTTCATGGTCTGGTCGTGGTGAGCCGAAAGCGCGGGATGTTGGTTCATTCGCCGAGGAAGTGATTCTGCGATGCAACGAAGAGTTCCCCGGTGTCGAGTGGATAGACATAGCTGATCCTGCGTCGTGGCAGAAGCAGATGGTTCAGACTGATGCTAAGTCGGCCATTGATATTCTCAACAGGTTGGGAATATTCCCGCGCAAAGGGCCGGTGACGTTCACAGCACGCAGGGATGCGATGGTGGATAGACTTACGAGCACGAGCCAGGGACAGCCGTGTATTCTTGTAGATCAGTGCTGCAAGATGATTGTTGAGGGTTTGGGTGGTGCTTATAAGTACGAATCGTTTACTGACGGCAGACCCAAGGGCGTGGTTGAGAAAAACGCCTGGTCGCATCCTATGAACGCGCTTGAGTATATTGTGGGCGGCATATTTGTTCCGCAGAATGTGAACCACGATAAGGACGAGGAAGAGCGTAGGAAGCGAGCTAGACGGCGCAGGACGCGGGATAAGGTGACGGGTTACTGAGAGGACTAGGTGAGCAATGAAATCGATACCACGAACGAGCGTTAAGTCATCTAGCATATCTGAGATTGGCTATGACGAGGACAAAAAGACTCTTGTCGTCAAGTTTGGCAATGGTGGACTTTACGCTTACAAGGACGTGCCATCGGGCGTATACGCTGATTTGCGAGACGCAGAGAGTGCAGGCAAACATCTGATGGCGAATATCAGAGGCAAATACGAGCATACGAAGCTATAGGAGGTAGCACAAATGGGCTGTAAAGGCGGCAAGAAGAAATGAGTAAAGCGCCGAAGACATACAAAGGCAAGTCTCTACGCAAGGGCGGAGGCGGCAAGTTTGCCAAGATGGAAGACGCGCTGATGGCAAAGGGCATGAGCAAGGAAAGCGCGGAAAGTATTGCTGCCGCTGCCGGGCGTAAAAAGTATGGGGCTAAGGAATTCGCCAAAATGTCTGCTACTGGACGAAAGCGGGCGGCGAAGAAGAAGTAATGCTTTGGGTCGCTATTGTGTAACGTTATGCACACCTGCTAGTAAGCTAGAGGAAGTATGGGTTCAAGTCCCATTAGCGATTCAAATATTTAGGTGAGTAATTAAGGGATGGTGAGCGAAAATGATTCGACGGATTATTAATTGTATCAAAGCTGTGATGAATCGACTACTGAATCAGGTAGAAGACCCGGAAACATTATTGTCGGACGCACTCGATGAAATGCGTGACAGTTACAGCGATAATCAGCAACGTGCTATCAATGCCGTGTCGCAAAAGTATCAACTGTCACGCATGGTAGATAATCAAAAATCTCAGTTGGCTGATATTGCAAGCAAGATTGACCTCGCTGTAAGTGGGCAGAAGCGCGATTTAGCGAAGGTATTGATTCTAGAAAAACTTGCAATCGAACGAGCATTGGCGGCGACCACAGCAGAGTATGATAGTGCCATTACTATTTGTGATGATGTTAAACGAGTGCTCGATCAGCAAGAGAGCGCGATTCAACTTAAGACTGCTGAGGCGACTGCAAATGTAGCACGTTGGCAGCGAGCACAGATCAGCAGGGCAGCAAGCAAAATGTCGGATAATAAACCTGCTAGTGCATCTTGGGCAAGAGCTATACAAAAGACGACTACTGCCGAATGCGAAGCCGATGCTACTGCCGAGATTCAGTCTGCCAGCTTGTCAGGGCAAATTACTGAGATGCAGTTATTGGCAGATGATGCAACCGCAGAGTCTATGCTGCAGCAAATAGAGATCGGCCGACAAAATGCCTAGTATAAGCAAGCGCATAGCTAGAGCGGTACTAATTTATAGCACTAAACACAAGATAGTGAATAATGCAAAGCGATGGCTGAAACAGTCGGAGCAATTGCCAATTAATGATCGCGTTCTTGTGAAGCAGATTCTACAACTCTATTGCCAATTAGCTACACGCGTTGTTGATATGCACCAATGCAACGCCGAGATAATAGATGTCAGTTCTAAAGCCATAGATAGACTATTCCTTGATTTGTCCTCAGTTAGCCAAATTAAGGACGCAATCTATGCTCTGGATACTGCGTTGGGCATAGATTCATTAACCAGTGACAGCATTGATAAGATCGCCCAATATATCGGAGACCTCAAATGCTTGGCTGCGTGATATACAGATTATTGATTGTAGTAATGATTATCTGTGCAATCAAGGGACGAGCTATGTCCAAAAGCATGGAGTCAGAGTTCCATGCTCTCGCCAGTATATTCGACATATCGCAATTTGAATATGCTTCTTTGGTCAGCGAGTATTACAGCAACATAACGCTTGATGATGATATAGACGCAGTGCTATTATCAATCATAGCCATACAATCAGGCATCAGGACTCTTTATGGAGAATGTGACACATTAGAGCGCGAAATGGCGATGCAAGCGGAGCGATTGGTAAATAAATTGGCTGTGCGCCACCGCGCTAAAGGCATAGACCACAATAAAGATTCCAACGCTTCAGATCTGAAGCGAGCGTATCTACATACTAAACACAGTCCCATACAATATGAACATTCTATACTGAGTTGTACGCAAGGGACAGCATCAGTTTTTAGGAATAAGAGGTGAGCGACAAATGAAGACATCTACTGATATTCTGCGAGAGCGAATGCGCGAACAGCAAATCAAGTGCGCCATTTTTGCAATCCATTTCATCGCGGCAGTATTCTTTGCCTTACGTTCAGGTTTGAGCCAGGCGTCACTTGTTATTTACGCATGCGTAATGTGCGTTGGTTGCGTTATTTGCGCTCGTAATGCTCGTCGCATTCAGCGACAGATCGATAAGGCGCTTGCACCAGTGACACCATATAGAGCACCGTACTATGCGTTTGGCAATTTGTTTGGGCACAATGCTTACACAATGAATCAACACGCATTGAATTTGAATCAGTTACTACACGATCAGCAATTGAATTCGCATCAGTTACTGATCAATCAGCAGCAGACGAATCAATATAGCCCATACATGAACAAATCGCTGTTAGCGGACCTTGCGCAAAATAGTCAACAGCGAGGGGGTGAGCGATGAAGTGTAAAGATTGTGTAATGACTGATATCCAACGAGATGGCAAGTGGTGGTTTTGCAAAATATGGCCGGAATCTGATATCGAGCGATTTAATCAGACATATCCCGAACCGGAATATTCACCAGTCTACATATACGATGGTTATCCAAACCCGGCTATGGATTTACGCAACCGAGATTGTCCTATTGACGATGAACGCAAGGCGAAGTTACGCGAGCAACTAGAGGAACAGCCAGCCGAGATGACGACTTGGGACGATATACTAGCGACTGAGGGGTGAGCGATGGGGTGGCATGATCCAGAGTTAGAATTTAACTTAGATGATATCCATGAATCAGATATTGTCAATTCTTCGAATTGTTTTGAAATCAAGGTGTGCTATGACGGAATGCACATAATGATAACAATTCCTGGAGACGTGTTCGATGACGTCAAGGAACCGCAATTGGAATTCGGTAAGGTGTTAGTAAATGCAATGAAGCGATTGGCTGGCTGAGGGGTGAGCGATAATGTGGACGAGGATCAAGGCACGCTTTATGTGTTTGTGCGGACGACATAAATACGGTTCAACTGTTGTGGCAATAACTGAGCACTCGCTAGTTATTCAGTGTCGCAACTGCGATAAGCAGCGCAGAATAACATTCTAATCGTAGGAGAATCATAATGGCAAAAGCAATGAACATGCCTTCGATAGACAAAGACTGGCAGGCCGAGAGCGATCTCCGCACGATACGCCAGGCCGAAGAGATCAAGGCAAATACAGCGCGTATGTCTGCAGTCAAGAAGATGGCAGCCAAAGAGCAGAAAGCGCTTCAGGGCATTGTTGGTAAGACTGCCACCCGGAGTAGAACTACTAAGAAGTAGACACAAGAACTGACGAATATCAATCGAAAGCCTGCCTATACGGTGGGCTTTTTTACATGCAGGGGTGAGCGAATATGGATATTGGAATCGTAGGACTCGGCGTGGTCGGCAAGGCTGTGAAGGCCTATCACGACTCACGCGGTGACGAAGTTTGGACGTATGACATTGCTACTGACGGCGCAGAAGCTCTTGAAGCACTGGACAACAACGCGGACGTGGTGTTTATCTGTGTTGGGACGCCACTTGGTGATGACGGCAAACTGGATTGCTCTGCTGTTTACGACGCAGTAGGCAATCTCACGCAAAAGCACACAATCATTATCAAGTCAACAGTTATGCCGGGAACTACGGACGCCATACAGACGAAGTATCCACGGCATAGAGTCTTCTTCGTGCCAGAGTTTTTGGATGCCGACACAGCAGTTGAGGACTACGCGACGCCGAAACGGTCTTTTGTAGTTGGCACACCAGCAAGCAAAACTAGAACAGCAGAATTGCTTGATGCACCTATAAAAGCCAGTCCAGTTAGGTTGCCGATGTATTGCCTGGACGCCCGCGAGGCCGAACTATTGAAGCTCGCCACAAACACGTTTTATGCGTTCCGTGTGGTCTTTGCCAATATGCTATTCGATCTTGGGATGTCGCAGAATGGTATCAACGCAGTGTTTGCAAATCCGAGAATTGGCGACTGGGGATGTGACGTGCATCACCGTGGGTATCGCGGGGCTGCCGGAGCCTGTTTGAGCAAGGATCCGATAGCGTTCGCCACACTGTTGAACGAAAGCACTAATGAAGCATCAACTGTGCTCGATGCCGCATTGGCCTACAACAAGCACTTGGTAGAGTCCACTACAAAGGATTAGCTATGCCACCACTTGAAAAACCGGCAAAACTGAAGATTGACGAGACTGAACGTAGATTGCTTGGGCAGACGCTTATGTCCAAGATACGTGACGCCCGCGAGGCCATGGATGGCATGCTAGATGACACTGAAGATTTGCGTGATCTTTATGAGGCTAATCTGCCGGAGAAGACGGAACCTTGGCCTGGATGTAGCAATACATGTCTTCCGCTCATACAACCTCACGTTGACAGCGCTCATGCGGGACTGAACAACATAATCTTTGGCGTCGAACCTTGGCAGCTTGTAAATGTTCCTGATGAACTATCGAGCGAGCCGGAGATCAAAGAGCGCAGTATGCACGTCGAGAATCTGCTTCAGTCGATGCTTGAAAAGCGAATGAAGTTCAAGAGTCGTGGTGATATGGCATTTCTTGAGATGTTGCTCTCTCCTGCGGCTGTATTATCAGTTGATTGGCGTGAAGAATATCGTACTGTTAGACGGCTTGTTGAAGAAATGGACGAGGAAACAGGCGAGATCACTAAATCAGTCAAGCCAACACAAGAGGTTAAGCAAAAAGGCCCATGGATTGAGCTTGTGGACATGGACAACTTTGTGATGTGGCCTATGACAAGAAGCGATATTGAGCAGTCGGTCGGAATAGGTCATAGAACAAAACTCACATACGATGAGCTGACACGCAAAGCCAAGAGTGATTATTTTGACGAAGATTATGTCGATACAATCATTAAGGGTGGTATCGCTGAATCAAGCGACACATCAGACAATCGTGATGAAGAACACCTCGATAGAGCCAATCTTGGGGCAACAAATACTGAATTGTATTCATTTTGGAGCGTTATCTATGGATATGACGCCAATGGTGATGGCTTAAACGAGGATTGTGTGTTTGTAGTCTACGAGGATACCGGAACCATAGTAGCTGCGCATGAGTTTCCCTATTGGCATGGCATTCGCAACTATATAAGACTTGCGGCATTTCCTAGACCTAAGAACTTTTTTGGCCGTTCCCAACCACAGATTCTTGAGCATTGTCAACGCGAACTTAACGCTATTCACAATCAGCGCGTGGATGCGAATGCTATTAGAATCAGTCCGATGTTCAAGAAGCGCAGGAGTTCAACACCGTCACTTAATGATGTCGATTGGATGCCAGGCGGTCAGGTTCTTGTTGATGACCTCAATGATATTGTTGAGTTCCAGATTAACCCAATGACACCAGGTGTAGATATTGAACAAACCGTGCGTGAATATGCCGAGCTTGCCGATGGATTCAATGGTCCAGGACAGGGTGCACTCTCAAAGGGAAAACGCCTTGCTACAGAACTGAATATAGCTAATGCCCAGGGCGGCGTAAGGATGGCCGACATCGTGCGCCGCGTGCAAGAAACGGTGACTCAAATAGCATACCAGGTGCTTGGGTTGTGTTATCAGTTTATGACTGATGAAGAGCTAGCACTCTACAATGTTCCCAGAGAAGACTTAGTACTGCCATGGGAGATTGAAGGGCATGGTAATACTACAACAGCCAACAAGATGCAGCGACGACAGGAAGCAGAAATGCTGTACACAATGCTCCAGCAGAATCCATTTGTCACAGCCGACCTGCGCCGTGGATACAATGTCACGAAGAACTTGCTTCTGGCTCACGACATAATGGATATCGAAAACTGGATTGGCACTGAATCAGAAGTTCAAGAGATGATGGACAGGATGCAGCAAGCTCAACAGCAAGCACAAATGCAGATGCCTGGAGCCACCCAAGCACCTCAGAATGGAAATCCTTCTATGCCGCCCGAAATGATGCAAGGGAATGGGGTGGTCGCATAGAAGACAGTCGAGAATATGACATCGAACAGTGGGAAGGAGTGGCTAACCATTGGGGGATTGTCAAGGAACATGTTGAAGCAAAAATAACTGATTGCTACAAACGACTGGCAGCTATAGACTCAACGCCTGACATCATTCAGGTGCGTGTCTACCAAGCTGAGATTAGACTATTGCAGCAGTTAGCAGATTTGCCCGATTCCGAACTCAGGAATCTTCGCAAGAGCAAGTCGCGTGCATAATAATGTGGAGGAATACATGGACGATGAATTGATTGAACCGCAAGAAACAGAGATAGACGATCCGATTGTCAATAATGACGATCCGCAAGATGAACCGCCGGAACCAGAGTTGATAGGTGGTAAGTTCAAGTCGCAAGACGACCTGCTGAAAGGTTATCAAGAATTAGAACGTCTTGCAACTGAGAAAACGACTGTTACCAAAGAAGTGCAGAGACAACTTACCGCGCTAGGCGTGGAGTTCGACGAAAAGACAGGAGCAATCAAATTGCCTGATAGTGCGACACAACAAACACAGCAGCAGTATACACAATCTGCTCCAGATGATGACCCTAATCAGGCGGTAGTTGATCGTCTTTTGTCCGATCCTTATAGTGTTATGTCGGAAGTGGTGAGCGCAGCACGAACCATCCAGAGACAGGCCGATGCCAATGTCGAATCTGAGTTAGCTGATTTGAAAGCCGATCCTCTTTACGCAAAAGTTGGCGCAAAGTTAAAGGCTCAACTTGCGGCATTTGATGATCGCATACTCTCGAATCCTCAACAGGCAAAGGCTATTGTAACCAATGTGTATAACGGTTTGGTCGGCGATTACGCACGACAGCAGGCAAAGGCAGCCAAAGAATCAACTGATCCTACGGCACGCACGCAGATTCTTGAATCGTTTGGACTAACACAGTCTGAACCTGTTACCGAAAGTGGCCGAGCTATTATGTCGCAGGAAGACAGAGACCGATTTGCAGCTATTGGCATAACCGACCCAAAGAAACAAGAACAACTTGCTAAAGCTGCTCGCAAACAGATGAGGGAGGAACGCTAATGCCTGAGAAGCCGAAGCGATTAGATGTACCAACTGTCGTGACTACCCGCCAAGTCGATGAGCGTGTTTGTGATCCGCCGGCTGATGCTATTCCGGCTGATACACAGATTCACACTCGTTGGGTGCGCAATGATCCCCAGCGCATTAGCGAGATGAAACGCAGAGCTGGATATGAAGCTGCAAATACATCTGACGTAAACTCCAATCATGGTGGTTACGTAGACAGGGATGGTAATATTGTAAAGGGCGATCTTATCCTGATGAAGTCAGGACGCGATATTGCGGAACAAACCGAGTTGCAGAGGCGCACGCATATTGCCGACATGGATAGGCAATTGAACAGAAGCGATATTGCGAACGGGCTTGAAGACCGACCTAGCCACAATATAAGGCGTCCTGGACGACCGAGAAACAAGTCCAAGTCGGTCAACATACCAATTGATCTCAAGTCATAACCTGCTGGCCTCGCTAGAGATAACCAGCACTTTCATAGAGATTCCGTTGAAATCAGAGGGCGTGAAGACACACGCATGGAGACCGTTGACTCGACTGCATGTCTACCATACCCAAAGAAAGTAGACAGAGTAGGTTAGTGGCCCCTGGGCAACTTGGAAGACGGTAAGCGTTTTTCAAAAAGGCGATAAGTCGAGCAAGATTTTAACGGAACATTCATACGAGCCTGGTGAAGATGCAAACAATGATCTTCACCAGACAACTCACAAAAACCGGAACACAACTTGGATAACATCAGCCCTTGATGCCCAAGGAAATCAGCAAGCAGTGGCCCTCAACCGGACAACCACCCAAAATAACAAGCAATTCAATCTGAAAAACGGAGGCTCATTACAATGGCTATTAGCTATGTAGGTCTGCGTTTCCGAAAAACTCTAAGTGGTGGCACTCCAGCAATCATGCATATGCCGCTGGTGGCTACTGCTTACTATGATGGGAATGTTCTGCGTGTAAATGCGACTACTGGCAGCGCTTGTTTGGCTGCTAGTGCTGGAACCATTGCCGCAGGGTTCGTCATGATCGGAAACGTAACAAACGCCAATTCTTCTTCTGGCGTTTATCCCATGTATGTTATCAACGGAGACAGCGTCTTCGAAGCAAGAATGCAGGCTACAGGCGCACGACGCGCTCGAACCGGTGATCTTGCGTGTCTCAATGTAGGTTCAACCTACAATTACAGACTCGGTGGAACTGCTGGTGCATTCCGTATATTGGAAGCACATCCTGACGATGCCGGTGGAACAGGTGCAAATGGTCGATACTATGTCACCGGTGGTCGAAGTCAGTTCGCGCCTTACGGCAGACTGTCTACAAACTAGAAGGAGGCTTTAGATGTCTACACTTAGAAGTGCTTTTAGCTCAACGCTGTTCATCGAAGGCCTCAAAGAAGTGTTCTTCCTTGAATACAGTGAACTCGAAAGCGTGCATCCTCAGATATACGCGGTCGAGACATCCAGTAAGCGACAGGAAACTTACCATACAATTCCTTCTCTTGGTATGCTTACAGCCAAGCAAGAAGGCGCATCCATGGAGTTCGAGGATATGGTCGATGGATACGAAAAAACTCTGACGCACACCACGTATGCTAAGGGTATTCGCATATCCGAAGAGTTGATGGAAGACGAGCAGTATGGCGTCATTGCGCAGCGCACTAAGGCACTCGCCAGAAGTGCAAACAGACGTAAAGAATACGACCATGCGCTTCTATTCAACTCTGCAAGCGCGACCACATATTATACCGGCGGTGATGGGCTTGCTCTGTTGAGCAATTCTCATACTATCGCAGGTAATCCAGCAGTAACCTACGACAACTACGCGGCATCTACTGACCTTAGCTTCACAGCTATTGATGATGCTCGCGCCGCAATGCGTAGGTTCCCGGAGGATACTACTGCTGCGAGTGGATTGCCGCTTGGTCTCACACCTAAAATCCTGCTTGTTCCACCGGAACTTGAGACCACAGCGCTTGAACTGGTGAGCTCAGACAAGAAACCGGGAACTGGCGACAATGAAATCAACGTGCTAAAGGGCAAGTTGCAGGTTGTCGTATGGGATTACATCACGGATACCAATGCTTGGTTCCTACTGGCCGACAAGAAGATTGTCGCGCCTGTTAGTTTCACTCGCAGAGCACTGAGGTTCGATAAGGACACTGACTTTGTGACCCAGGACTTGCTTGCCTCTGCGTCTACCCGTTATTCCAATGGGTTCGTTGATCCGAGGTTCTGTTACGGTTCTATGGGATCGTCCTAAGATGAGGAGGCAAATACAATGGGCATCACTCATCATAATGCTTTAGGCATCACACGGACGATAACCTGTGGTGGCACTCTAACCGTTTCGGGTGCATTTTCTCTAGCCGGTGCTGTTTATGGCACTGGCATAGACACTTTAAATGTCAGCGGCACAACTATCCTTAGTGGCAATGTAAGAGCTACAGGTAGTGGTAAGCAGTTGAGCGCTACAAAAGTCGCAGTGAGTGGAACTACTGTTCTCAGTGGCAATGTCACCGCGACTCATGCTGACAAGAGTCTAGCTGCTACCCAGGTGTCAGTAACTGGCACTACGCTTCTCAGTGGCAATGTGAGACTTGCATCTGCCGCTAATGCTGTTTGTGGATTAAAGTCGGTTGGCACTGCTGGCACCGGCGTTGTTGCCAGCACAAAAATACGATCATCTAGCCGTGTTTTGCTTACGCCTATTGGCATTGCAGAACGCGGTCTATCGGCTTGGGTGTCAACAATTACCAGTGGAACTAACTTCACTGTAAAGTTGACTCGCATACAGACAGCAGGAACCGTTGTAGGCCATACAGGTCGTGTGGCTTGGTTCATTGCGAATCAGTAAACTGTGAATACGTCCCCCGGCATAGATCGGGGGCGCTCACCAAACAGGGCAGGCTCGTCCCCTGCCCTGTCCCTTTGTACAACAAAGAAAGGTAGGCAGACGACGATAATGGACAGATTCAATCCTCAACTCAAGATGTTTTTTCACGCAGACAGGGTTAAAGCGTGGCTGGATGGTGAGCGACCAAAGCCTATATTGGTGGAAATAGACCCTACAAGCAGGTGCAACGCCTCATGCCCGTGGTGCAGTTACGCAGGTAGACAGCAATGGATGGTGAGCGAGAATCATACGAAGTCGGATATTGACTATAACGTGCTGTGGCGAACACTACTTGATATGCGCGATTATGGCGTGAAAGCGATTAACTGGACAGGCGGCGGTGAGCCGACTATGTATACCGATGGCAAGCCGAAGATACCAGGCACAAAGCCATTCGATAGACTTGTGGCAAGAGCAAATGCACTCGGAATGAAGCAGGGCGTGTTTACAAACGCGCTTGACCCCAAGCATGTCATTAACACTGCGCACTTGCTTGACTGGATTCGCATTAGCCTGACAAATAGGTATATGGACGGCCTCGATAAAGACATGGTGTGGCACTACGCGAAATCTACGACCACCGGCATTTGTATCAATCTGACACCAGAGAACATTGTGAATGTTGATGACTATTGTCAACAGGCTAAGGACTTGGGCGTTGCGTATTTCCAGGTAAGACCCGCACTTGCAAGAACTTATGATAAGCAATCTGAATTGCCTGAACTTCCTGATCTGAAGCGGCACGATACGGATACTTTCAAGGTGTACTTGTCCGAATACAAGTTCCGCGACCGAGCCAAGCCTAAAGAATACGACAAATGCTACGCCGGTGCGTTCGTGCCTGTTATCGACTACTGGGGAAATGTAAGGCGATGCAACTATCACCTGAACGATTCCAAGACAATTATTGGGAACCTATTGGATAAGTCTTTCAGCGAACTGATGGATTCGATTCCGCGCTTTACGGACGTGCGTGAGGACTGCCAGACGTGCTGCAAGAATCATGAGTTGAATCTGCTGCTGAATGGGCTGATGGAACTAACGGATACCGACTTCGTTTGATTGTTCATTGATAGAAAGGATATGGCTGACGACGTGAAGCCTACGAATAATAACGTATTACTAATTGGCCCGTGCAAACCAAGTAGCGGAATTGCAAACTGGGGTGCGCCACATTTAGGATTGCATAGATTAGCCGCATGGTTACGCAAACACTCAAATGTAAAAGTGACTGTGCATGATCCATGCATAGATGGTTTGGCATCCGATGAATTGATTAGCCATGCTGATCTTATTGGTTTTTCTGTCACAAACGAAACATTAGCAGTGGACATATCAGAAATAATCCGTGTTCAAAAGATCAATAGAAAAGCAACGCTGGTTATTGGTGGTGTCGAAGCAACACTTAACTATCAAGAGGTGCTAGATCGCACACATATCACCTGGGTAGTCCTTGGCAATGGAGAACATTCACTACTCAGTATACTTAATGGCGAATCGCCGGACAAGATACCAGGCACGATATATCGAAATTACAACAACCAACCAAGCAATGATGATTTGTGGCAGCAATTCCAGTGCATGAACTTTGGGGATATGGGCTATGAGCGGTACTGGGCATATACAGAATCCATGTACGATTCCCCTAATGTGCAAGATATAAGAACAGTTCGCTTGGTTACAAGCACTCATTGCAACCGAGGATGCGCATTCTGTAGTGTAACACAATGGCAAAAGGCGGCAGCAGGTAAGCTATGTAAACCAGGATACCTGAACGCACACCGATTATTGGAACTGGTAGCAAAAGTGAAGTGTGAAGTTCCAACTACCGAGACCATCTATTTCTGCGAAGACGATTTCTGTTTAGATCGCCAGAGAGTAGATGAGTTTTGTGCAAAGTCTGGGGAACTGGACTTAACCTATCTGGTTCAAACTCATACATCAAGAGTAGATGATAACCTTATTGAAACACTCGCTGCTGGCGGCGTAAGACACTTGACTATGGGTGTAGAGAACGCCAGTGATAGTGTGTTAGCCGATCTCAACAAGAAACAGGATTTGAGCAAAATACCGAATATCATATCGCAGTGTATAGACGCTGGAATCACTCCATATTTGCTTATTATGCTGTTTCCACCAAGTAGCCGCATGGATGACCTAAAGAAGAACTGCGAAGTGTTGTCAGACTGGATGCGACAAGGCGCTATTGTATCGGTAGAGCCATATGTGATGCCTTACAGGGGCGCTCCGTTATGGGATTCGATGTATGAACGCGAGCACGTCATTGATAGTGTAGATGGGCGTGCAATGCGTAGAGAGACAAGGTTCATACCGGACGATCCAGCAGTCGCCAATTTAATGCGTAAGTTTGAATTACGATGGCCGGATTACCAACGCGAGCGCGCCACTTCTCACGCATTTAAAGGTGTCACAGGAAGACTGGCTATAGAGCTACTATCAGAACTTCTTGCGGAGGTGGATAATGCACTCGCCGCATAAGATTCTTACACATCCTGAGCATCTAACGAATTGGCGTGCTGGAAATCCATCTCCGTTGCACTTGAGTTTATCTGTAACAGATGTTTGTCCGCATTCGTGTCCTAATTGCAATGGTGGTGTTTCTGGCAACCCAACAACGATGGAAGTGAGCCAAGTCACGCAGTTATTGACGGATTTTGCACTATTGGGCGGGCAGGCTGTTACGTTTGCTGGTGGTGGGGAACCAACAGCGCATCCCGATTTGGTATCAATAATAGCATTCGCATACGCAATGGGGCTTGACTGTGGACTGATAACAAACGGCCACTATCTTAGCGAAGACCAAGCGGAAGCATTCACATCGCTATGCAAGTGGATTCGTGTCTCGCTAGATGGCACAGAGTCAACTTACAAGTCGCGTCATGGCGCAAAAGCTGATTGGTCACGAACATATTGCAATCTATGCGCATTAGCAGATTGCAATAGACCAAACTGCAAGGTAGGTGTTAGTTACTTGCTATCAAGCACAACCTGCCACGATGCTTATTGTGCAGCACAATTGGTAGAAAGCGCTGGTGCAGACTACATACAGTTTAAGCCATTCGATGGAGACAATTATGATCCCTCACTCCTGTTGGATGGCATACGAGCAAAATTGCCAGACTTCCAAGTGTATGGATTTTTCCAACGCGAAAGTTCGGCCACCAGGTCATATGATAAGTGTCACGCTGCGCATTTTATCGTGGACGTAGCTGCAAATGGCGACGTTAATAAATGCTGTGCTTGGCGTGCAATGCGTAAAAAGTCACTCGGCAACGTGAATGATTCAGGTCTGGAAAATGTGTTGAGGTCTGAGTTGTTTGGCGAGGCAGCGAATAGTTCGTGTGCCGACTGTCCGTCATGGTGTCGCAATCACGCTATGAACGAGGCAATCCAATATTTCTGCAAAGAACCGATGGAACACAACAACTTTGTATAGGAGGTATTTGACGATTGATACGGACACAAGTTCATAGGATTGGTGAGCGACCAGCAAATATTTCAATTTGCGTTCCAGCAACGGCTGATTTGGTTTCTCGTGTCGAGGATTTCATTCGATACATCAAAGAGGTTGATGCGCCAGGTGTCGAAGTCGTGGTTGCGTATATCGAAAACGAGCCATGGCATGAAGCGTTTGCAAAAAATGCTCTGGCACGGGCTGCAACCACAAACAGGATTATCTTGACAGCTCTCGACGACCATCCGTCAGCGTCGAAATCGAGAGAACGCGCATAGAGTTAGATGCAAATCCTTGGTCTGTAGTTACTGCTATGCGATTGGACGGGCTTCCGACACATCGCGCTTTTCCTAATCCGTTTGCGCTCGGCGATTGGATTGCTATGCGCAAAGACCGCTACCTTGCGCTGGGCGGCTACAATGAATCACTGAGGGCTGCTTGTTGGTTAGAAAACGAGTTTATCGGCAGGGCGATACTCAATGGTTACGATTGTGTGATGCTTGACGAGAGAATCTTCCACGGTTGGCATCCGGTAAGAACCGAGGATGCCAAACTAGATGTAGATAGTGATTGGAATTACAAAACCGTTCTGGCGGCTGGCGGTGCGTTGGCACTGCTTTACTATCCGACCACTGGCACGCTCAGATTTGCAGACAAGGATGTATCAATATCAGTTAGACCGCAAAAAAACAGTGTGGTGAACGTAACTCACCACCTTCCATATAGCTACGATTATTGGGAGTGCATACACAAGGATAAGACAACTAAACTACAGCAATGGGTGAGCGAAAATGATACAGTTTAAGTACAATAATACAACAGAGTGGTCGTTAGATGGACCACCCGATGATCATATAACACACGTTCTTCAACATTCGTATTACGAGGGAGACTTACTTGAGACCATATATAATCGGTATGGCCTTGGTGGAGTATTCTATGACTTCGGTGCATTCATAGGCACGCACAGTCTATTCTTTGCTGCTGTATGTAAAGCCGACCTCGTAGTAGCTATTGAGGCTAACCCTGATAGCTACAAGTGGCTTCGGAAGAACATTGAGGCCAATCCACTGTTCAATATAGAATCACTCAATGTAGCTGTTGGCAATACGAAGGGCAGGTCATGTTTGTTGCCAGGCACGGATCAGGGTGGCACAAATTGGATAGAGACAGGCGGAATTGCAGACACTGTGCCGCGTTTAATATCCGGCGATCTGATTACTGCGCCACCAAAATTCATCAAGATAGATTGTGAGTCATCAACGCCAGATGTATTGCGCGGATTGTTAGATGTCATCAATCAGCACCGGCCAATTATAGCGGTAGAGTTTGGATATGGTACCGATGATATTACACCAATACTACAGCCATTAGGTTACAGACTAGTGGGCACATTCTGTGCAACTCCAACAGGTATATGGGAGCCAGCAGAATATGAGGGTGAGCGAAAATGACTTTGACATTAGCCTGCATATGCAGGGACGAAGAAACCACACTACCGCGAATGATCTCATCGGTTAAAGGAATTGCCGATGAGATCGTCATTTTAGATACTGGATCGACCGACAATACGGTGGAAGTTGCCAAGACATTCACAGATAATGTGTTCTTCCGCGAGTGGGACGACTCGTTTGCGAACGCTCGTAACGCTTGCCAGGAACACTGCACGGGCGATTGGATTCTCTGGCTGGACTGTGACGAGGAATTGGGCGATGGTGTAGCAGAACAAGTCAAACCGATGCTAGATAACATGCCTGAATCTGTGGACTTGATTCTTTTACCTATCGTGATGTGTCGTGATGATGGTTCGCCATTCCAGAGGTTTCCAGCCGAGCGTCTTCAGCGTAACGGTAAGTCTAAATGGCATGCAGATATGCACAATTACATAGACGTACCTGCTTCACCGGATAAGCGAGCTATTGCTGACCACATAGAGATTATCCATAACAGAGTAGCCCAATCAGCAGAACACAGGGCAAAGCGTGCTGAACAGCGCGTACATATGGCTAAGTCAAAATTAGCGGTGAAAGCTGAAGAAGAACCTAACGACCGCAGGAGCATCTTTTATACCGCTGGCACATATCACGATGCTGGTAAGCACGAAGAAGCATTGGAATGGTTCGATAAATACTTTGAGGTGTCGGACTTTGACGAGGAGCGTTATCAGGCTGGTTATCTTGCCGGGAAATCGTGCATTGCATTGAATCGAATCAAAGATGCAAAGCGATGGTTCGAGCGATCTATAGGCGAGAACTGGCGGCGCTCCGAGTCTGATGTGGCACTAGCAGAAATTGCTATCGCCGAGAACGACTTGGAAAAAGCCGAGTGGCATTATAAGTTAGCTTCGCTTCGTGCTATGCCAATTGATCCGATGTTTGTCGAGTATGACAAACACACTTGGATGCCTCACGCCGGACTCTTTGATGTATATATCAAGCGTGGCGAGTGGGATAGTGCTATGACATCTGGCAAACGAGCAATCGAATTAGGAGCACCATTGCACTTCTCAGGCCGTCATTCACGATTCGTGAAAGATCACACGAAGTATGGTGACAGGAAAATAGCCGTGCTTGTAGATCGCGGTCAGATGGACTTCATTCAGCCTGTGATTGATAGCTGGATAAGTCAAGGCAAAGAAGTTGTGTCAGCGTCGTCACTTGCTGATATTGACGAGATTGTTAAGTGGGAACCGGACATCATCTTTTGCGAATGGGGTGGTGAACTTGCCGCTGAGATAACCAAGCGAAATCCCAAGGCCCGAATTGTTGTTCGTCTGCATGGCTATGAAGTCTACAGTGGATTAGTTCAGTCTGTAGACTGGCTTGCTGTGGATAATGTGATATGTGTCAGCAAGCGGTTATTGTCAGATTTTCTCCAAAAGTGCCCTGTTGCTGATAGTGCATGTCGAATCCACGTTGTGCCGGGCGGTGTGCCAATCTCTAGCGAGATGGACGGAATACAAGCTGATGGTAAACAGATTGCTATGCTTGGATTTGTAAATGACCGTAAGAACATACCTCTTGCGCTTCAGATACTTGCTAAATGTCCCAAGCATACACTACATATAGCGGGGGAATGGCAGAGTCAAGAACTCAAGAATTATGTCGACCATATGGCTCGTGAGCTTGGGGTGTCAGACAGACTCAAAATCTACGGGCGAGTTGAAGACAAGTGGGAGTTCTTAAAAGATAAAGACTTCATCCTATCCACGAGTACGCGGGAAACATTCCACTACGCAATAGCTGAAGGAATGATGTGTGGACTCAAGCCAGTGATTCATAATTGGCCGTCAGCAGATGAGTTCTATTCCAGAGAGTTTATCTTCAACACTTCTAGTGAAGCCGTCAAAATGCTATCGAATGCTGGTGGCCCAGAAGTATATCGCAACTTCGCCATAGACAATCTCGGAGAAGTTTCCAATATCAGACGTATCAACCGGATTATCGACAGTTCAGTTGTGGCAGTTATTGGGCACCCGTCATTTGATGATGCTATTGAATATAGGTTGTGCGAATCGCTGGAACGCCTTGGATTCAGAACTGAGGGTGAAGAACCTGACGCCGTGATAGTCAAGAGTTCGCATGGAGCGACTAGGGTCGATATAGCTGAATTGCCGGAAGTTCCGCGTATTATGTGGCGTGACGATGTTATTAGCGAGGATGCTTCCGACCAGTTCGGTGAACTATGCTCTAATGTTGATTTTGTGGCCTGTGATTACCCCGACATGGTCAGTTACGCCAAAGACCATGGGGCCAAAGATGCAGAGTTCATGCCGCTGGTGGGCGCTATGCCTCCGTTTAGAAAACTGTCAGGTGTCGAACAAAAGTATGATGTTGGATTCTATGGTGCATTTACTGAACGACGGAAAAAGATTGTAGACGAGCTGGGCGAGAAGTTCGACGTTCATACAATAACAACTTATAACCACGCCGAGCTGAACGAGTTCATAAACTCGTGCAAAGTTATCGTGAATTTGCACGCTTACGACGTGGACAACCTGGAGTTTCGCCTTGCTGAGTGCATGGCAGCAGGCGCGTGCGTTGTGTCAGAAAAGCAGCCGGTAGGGCATCCGTTCCCAGATCATGTCTTTGTAGAAACGGACGATTTGGTTGGCGAAATCAATAGACTACTGAATGATAAAAAACGACGCGACAAAATAGGCAAAGCTGCATATGACTGGATCTGGCATCATTGGGACATTGACACCAATGTTGAACGTGTCATCGAAAAGGTAGGGCTATGACAGCAACACGCAGGCGAGCACATCTTACCAATAAGGAGCGTCCATGGAAGTACTGCGACCGATGTGGTAAACGCACTGAGTTGGGTGATCTTGTAAAACAAGACGGTTATCTGGTTTGTGTTCAACGATGTGTGGATGATGATACTTCTTTGCCACGGGGAGACAAGCGCGCCGAACCGTAGACAATCACAACGCAATCACTGGCACTGCAAGACCTCTGGATTATCAGGGGTCTTTTTTGTTATCCCGATGCACGGAACACTTAGGAGGCTCCGCATGAACTTAACAGGTATACGATCAGCCGTAAGACGGTATTTGGGCGAACAGGGTTCGCAATTTATTACTTCGACGATTCTCGACGAAGAAATCAATGCGGCTATGCGCAAGCTTAACTCTGACGCTAAGATAAACCGGAGCGATTTGACAATTGGGTTGGTGACTGGTGTTCGAGAATATACCAGACCATCGACAATGATGGAGATGTATCGAGTTAGATATGGTTCCACGAAAACGAAACTCGATTATATATCCACCCGCGAACTCGATAGGACTAATCCAGGTTGGGAAAATGCTACGTCTGGCGTGCCTACGAAATACTATGCAGAAGGCAATCTTATTGGAGTTGATCCAAAACCAAACGTGGCAGCAGCAGCTACAGTCTTGTATGTGCGTTGTCTCGTAGACCCCTCGTCATTATCAACCGGTGGCGATACACCAGACTGGATGCCGAGACGATTCCACGAGACAATCGCAAAGGGTGCTGCATTGTCTATAGTAGGTGGTTATGATGCTGAAGCGCAAACAAGTTCACCAAAGTTGCAGAGACTCTATAACGAGTATGTAGAAGAGGCAAACAAACTTGTTGTGATTGGCCAGAATCCGAGCGAGGAAACTAAGTCCAGAGTAACGCCGAGTGGCATAAAACATTAAGGAGCATAAGTCATGGATTCATCGAGTTATAGGTATCTGGGAACCACCATCACGGAATTAACCGGCACGGCTGGCACAGTCAATTTAGGACACTGCCAAGCGGTTGACATACAGGCTGTTATGGACGCTAACACGTCTTACGAGATTG